TCAGGCCACGCGGTCTGGCTGGAGCAGTGCCCGCAGGTGCGGGCGCAGGACCGCCGCGACCGTGTCCAACTGTGCCGGGGTCAGGCGGGGAGCACGTGCGACGTTCGCGCGCGCCGTGTCCAACTCCTCGGCGGAGAGCAGGGTGCGGGGGTCGGTGGCGGGGGTGTAGCGGAGAGGCTCTGTGGTGGCCACAGGGCTCCTTTCCGGTCCGGTGGTGCTGGTCAGCGGTGCGGGGGGCGGCGGGGCAGGCTCCGGCCGCGCGCGTGTTCGGCAGCCTGCCACTCACCGAAGGTGCGCCCGCCGATGCGGTGGCGCAGGTGCGGTTGGGCGTTCTGGGTCATGCCGACCGGGCTCGGTCCGAGGACGGCGTCGAGGTCGGTGGCCGCGTTGGTGTGCCATCCGGCGGAGGTGATGGCGGCCTCGTCGGGGAAGACGTCGGCGACCCGGTCTCCGTGCTCAGGGTCGAGGAGGTGGTCCTCCCGGCCGCCGTAGCTGTAGACCCAGCGGAAGTTCGCGGGCGGGTCCGGCTCGACCAGACGCCGGAACCTGGAGACCTCCTTGGTGTAGCTGTAGAACAGCACGTCCGGGACGGCGCGGGCGATGCGCAGCCAGGCGCTCAGGTAGGCGTCGGAGAAGTAGTCCCCGCTGTCGTGCACCCTTAGCGCCTTGCCTCCCCGGAACCGTTCGTGCGCGAGTTCGGCGAGGATGTCGCTCTCCCACTGCGGCAGGTCGTCCAGTACCCGCGCGAGGTTGCGCTCGTGCTTGGCCAGGACCTGGGGGAATCGGTAGGTGCCGTGCCGGGCGTAGCACACCCCGGCGCACACCCCGGCGGTCGGGCAGGTCAGGTAGGTGCGGCCGTCGGGTAGGCGTCCGGCCAGCGCGGGCAGGGTGAAGCCGTAGATCCCGAACTGCCGCAGGTAGCGGTTCTGGGTCAGCAGCCGTTCGGGGCGGCGCGATGGCGTGGTGCTCGTGGCGGGTTCCTCGCTCAGTCGGCGTCCTCGGCGGGGGTGAGCGGGCGGCCCTGGGCGTCGCGCGGGTCGGTCAGCGGGGTGACGTGGCGCTCGGTGGCGATCACCACGCCGAAGTGGGCCAGCACGACCACCACGGCGGTGATCAGGCCGGTGACGCCGTCGCCCTGGTCGGGGGTGAGCAGTCCGGCACCGACGAGGCCGGTGACCAGCGCGGTGAGGCCGCCGATGACGGAGGCGGTGAGGCGCAGCGGGCGGGGACGGGGGTCGGTCATGGGGTTTCCTCCTAGTGGGGTGGTCGCCGCTGTGCTTGTCCATCCAGGCCGCGAACCGCCAGGCGGCCTTGGACGCGGCCCACAGCAGCAGGGCGAGGGAGAGCACGAGGGAACCGCCGGGGGCGATCCCGGCGGCGCTCTCGTGGGCGGTCACGGGCGGGTGAGCCAGGAACCGGCGTAGATGCGGTTCGGGTCGGCGATGTTGTTGCGCGCGGCGATGGCGGCCACGGTGGTGCTCCAGCGGGCGGCGATCGCGGAGAGGGTGTCGCCGGGGCGGATCTGGTAGCGCTCGCCGCCGCCCGCTCCCCCGGTGCCGGGGACCTGGATGACGCGGCCCGCGTGGATCAGGTCCGGGTCGGGGATGCCGTTGCGGTGTGCGAGCTCGGCCACGGTGGTGCCGGTGCGGGCGGCGATGGCGGAGAGGGTGTCGCCGGGGGCGATGACGTAGGGCACCCAGCCAGCGGGGGCCGGGGCGGGCTGCTGGGGTGCGGGGGTGGGCGGGGTGCCGAGGATGAACGCGTCGCGTAACCAGCCGGGAAGGGTGGCGTTGCGGTCGACAGGCTTGGGGAAGCCGTGGACGTTGCCGCTGCTGGTGTGCTGGTGCAGGGCGAGTCGGGGGTGGGAGTAGTCCGGGCGGCCGGGGTCGCCGTTGTACTGCGCGACCCACAGCAGCACGCGATCGTCGGCCCACTCGTGGGGGCGCAGGAGCCGGGTGAACCAGTTCTGGTTGGCGTAGACCAGCAGCGGCGCGCCGGTCGCGGCGCGGAAGCGCTCGACGAACTCGGCGATGAAGTCGTTGGGGTCGCCGAAGCCGTCCTCCTCCATGTCGAGCATGGGCCACATCGAGCCCTCGGCGAGCAGCCCGCGGGCGTGCAGGCTTGCGGCGAAGTAGCCGACCTGTCCTGCGACGTTGCCGGGGTGGGCGTAGTGGTAGCCGCCGACCGCGATGCCGACACGGCGGGCGCCGTCGACCTGCGCGGCGGCCAGGGGGTTGGTGTAGGTGGTGCCCTCGGTGGTCTTCACCGAGCAGTAGGTGATGTTGTGGCCCGCGACGGCGGGCCAGTCGATCCGGTCGCCCTGGTGGCTGGCGATGTCGATGCCGTAGTCGGTCAAGCGCTTCCGATCTGTCGGTGGGCATGGCGAAGCGGCCGGAGCACCGGGTGGTGGTCGGCTCGCGGGTGGTACCGGCTGGTTAGGCCGGTGGTGGGTAGGGCTCGCCGCGTCGGGCGGCGGCTGCGGCGTCCTCGGCGGCCCGGCGGCGGTCGCGCTCGGCGTCCAGCTCGGTCTCCAGGTCGCCCAGGCGGCGTTCCAGCTTGGTCAGCCGGGAGCGCAGCGCGGCGAGTTCGGCGGCGTGGGCGGTGCGCACGCTGGCCAGCTCGGCGGCGTGCGCGGTCTCGCGGGCTGCCAGGGCGGACAGGTACTCGGCGCGGTCCGCCCGGTTGGCGGTCATGAGGCGGTGGTTGGCGCTGAGCAGGTGGGCCACGACCAGGACGAGCGCACCGGCGACGCCGAGGCTGGGAAGCATTGTGAGGTCCAACGCACCTCCTTGCGCTACGCTGCCAGGTGGCATCTGAGTCTCGTGGGGTCAGTTGCTGCCTTGTAGACAGTCCTCTTCACGATGTACGCCGAAGCTGTCTCGTTGCCCTCAGTGCGAAGGGCAATCGAGCCGAGATGGCTTTATTAGTCTTGCCCGCTGTACAGCAGCAACCAGCAGGCAATGAGTGCTCGACTCAGATGCCGGGGCTGGAGTCTGTCTTGCTGTCGTGGGTCGTAATTGCTGGCTTTGCCACACTTGTCCTGGTCGTATGGATGGTGTTGCGCTTCTGGGCGAAGGCTGCTGACCGGACGCATGTCCGTGCCGAGGTGAGGGCTGGTAGGCACATAGCCGCGTCGTTGGAGTTGACCCCGGTCGGGGACAGGCCCATCGAGCTGCCCGTGCTCTCCGGTGATGAGGTTCCGCCGGTCAAGGCACCCGTACTCCCTCGGCGGCGAGTACGGCGTGGGCGTCGGGGTCGGTAGGCGGGTCGGGGAACAGGCCGACGTCCTCGGGTGGTGTGGGGCTGGTGGTGGCGCGCAGGGTGAGGGTCTGGCGGACCTGGCCGGTGTTGTCGCCGCTGGTGCTGATGCCCACCACCCACGCGGGGGTGTCCAGGGCGGTGCCGGTCTGGTCGACCACGCGCACCAGGTCGCCGAGCGTCAAGCGCGGGTCGGGCAGGATCTCGACCTCGCCGAGGACGGGGAGAGGGCGGGCGGCCATGCCGAGCAGGTGGTTGGCCAGGGTGGCGGCGGTGTCCCAGCGTTGAATCCACGGGGTGGACTTGACCTGGTAGGTCTGCGCGCCGTAGCGCTGCTGGCTGGCGGTGTCGGTGCGGCGGACGGTGCGGGTGCCGGTGGTGCTGTCCTGGTAAGCACGGGGGGCGCGGATGGCCAGGGAGTTGGTGCCGCCGGTGGTGATCATGTGGACGGTGCCGCCGGTGGCGTTGCGGAAGGTGATCACCAGTTGGTTGCCGTCGCGGTCGGTGGTGGTCTCGATGCCGCCGAGCAGGCCGGTGGTGCCGCTGGTGGTGGGTGAGAAGCGGACCCGGCTGGAGGTGAAGGGCGTGGTTGCGGCGAACAGGCGCGGTGGCGCGCAGTCGTACTCGGACGTGCCGTAGTCGAAGGTCAGCGTCAGGCTCTGCCCGGCCGGGATGGAGCGCGTGCCGGTGTCGCTGAACACCTCGACGTCCTCGTCGCGCTGGATGTCCTGGTAGGCGACGTCGATGACGTTGCGGACGGAGTCGATGGCCTCGGCGACGCGCAGCGCGGCGATCTCGCGGGCGCTGGTGACGGTCAGCGCGGGTTGTCCGGGTGCGCGGAAGCGGGAGTTCGGGCGGTAGCGCAGCAGGCCGTGCGGGTCGAACTCGCAGGTGGCCTGTTCGGCCTGGGCTACGGCGCTGATGATCTCCCACGCGCTGCCCTGTGTGGGCGGGATGGCGTTGAGCTGGGAGGTCAGGCCGGTGACGACGCCGCCGCGCGTCCAGGCGGGCTCGAAGTCGCCGCGCCCGGCGGGGGTGGTGATGGTGGTGGAGACCTGCACGGCCTCCACGGGTGCGCCGCCGGTGATCTCCACGTGGGAGAGCTGGGCGTCGGCCAAGGGGGCGAGGTCGCCGAGCCAGGTCTCCAGGTAGCCGCCCCGGATGCCGGGGCCGGTGGCGTAGATCCGCGCGGAGGGGGTCTTGCCGGTCCAGGACCAGTGCACCCCGACGTGGTAGGGGCCGCGCGTGGTCAGGCCGACGCCGCTGTAGCCCTTGGAGGCCGTGCTGCTTCCGGCGGTGCCGACGGTGATCAGGTTCGCGGTGAGGTCGGCCAGCAGGTACAGGGTCTCGGCGACGGAGTCGGTGGCGTAGTGCAGGGACAGCCGCAGTTGGTTGCCCGCCGAGCCGCTGCCGCTCTGCTGAACCCACGCTTCCACCAGCAGGGACCGGCCGCCGATGGTGGTGCGGGTGCGCGGGTCGTAGCGCAGCACGTAGGGCGTGGAGTACGCCTCCAGCGCGCACTGCCAGGGGGCGCCGTCGCCGAAGACGTAGGAGGTCGGGGTCTGGACGTGCTCGCGGTAGAAGCCGATGCTCGGCGTGATCCCGCCGTGCATGGTCACGTCCAGGACGCAGCCGGGGCGCGGCGGCGGGCAGGTGAAGATCCCGGCCCGGCGGGCGAGGTGGTCCACGATCCAGGTGCCGGAGGCGATCGGCCCGCCGGTGGTGGACAGCGTCGCGGGGAGGCGCGCGGCGTCGCGCAGGCGCTCGGCGCCGTCGAGGGCGGTGATCTCGACCAGGCCGGTGACGGCGTCTGCGGAGCGGTCGCGGACGCTGCCCCGGAACGCGGGCAACGCGTCGTCCGCGACGCCCCAGCCGTGGATCACGGACTGGCCGGGCCGGGCCAGGTCTCCGGTGATGTTGGGGGCGTAGGGGCCGTACAGGTGGGCGGCGGTGCCGGTGTCGGTGCCGGACAGGGTCAGGCGCAGTTCGGCGCTGGCCGAGCCGTTGGTGGTGCGGATGGGGTCGGGTAGGTCGGTGTCGTAGGCGCGGTCCAGTGCCCAGGCGGTGACCTGGTCGGTGACCTCGCGTCCGCCCAACCGGGTCAGGGTGGTGGTGACGCGGTCGGGAGCGTCCAGGGCGGCGGTGAGGGCGGGGTCAGCGTCGAGCACGGCGCACCTCCACCAGGTGCAGGGTCATGTCGCGGTGGGGCAGGCGCGGGGTGTCGGCGTAGTCGGTGACCGTCATGGCCGGGCAGCCGTCGCCGAACGGCGGGATCTCCTCGGTGACCGGGTCGTCCAGGCGCAGCACCGCCCCGCCGATCAGGGTCGGCGCGGTCAGTACGGGGAGCTGGACCTTCGGGGTGACCATCACCGCGCCCGGCGGTGGGACGGCGGTGGCGATGGGGGCGGGGTCGGTGCCGCCCACCGCCGTGCCGGTGGCGTCGAAGAAGCTCAGCAGGCAGCTCGCGCCGAAGGCGGTGGCCTCGGCGGTGAACCACACCCGGACGCCCGGCAGGACGGGGTAGCCGCCCCAGTGCGGGTGCCGGTAGTAGAGCTGGGATTCCTGCCGGGTGTCGGTGACGGTGAGCGTGCCGTCCGTCCGTGTGGCCAGGGTGCCCCACCCCACCATCTGGATCATCGCGGCGGGTCCCACTCCCATGGACTGGCCCGTTTCCAGGAGGTTGCCGGAGGTGGTGGGGTCGAGCACGGCCAGCGGGCCGGGCCCGGCCGCGCCGAGCGCGAGCGCGGCCACCCAGCTGGCGGAGGCGGTGGACAGCGCGCCCCAGGCCAGGGTCAGGCGGCGCGGCGGGGTGGCCAGACGGGTGGTGGTGATCCCGCCCGACAACGCCGCGAACTCGCTCACGCCCAGCTCCACGGTCCGGTCGTGCTGTTCGGCGGCCTCGGGGATCTCCCGCAGCCGCCCCAGGGGGCCGATCCACAGCGAGCGCATCGCGTCACCTCCTGGCCAGGGAGCGGTTTCCCTCGGCGGTGGCGCGGGCGATCTCGACCGCGCCCACCCGCACGATCACGGGCCGCTCGGCCAGTCGTCGCACGGCGTCGGTGAACGCGGCCAGGTCCTCGCCCCGCACGGCGGCACCCGTGGTGGTGGCGCGGGCGGGGGCGGCGGGTTCGACGGTGGCGATCATGGCGGGCAGGGAGTCCGTCAGGTCCGTTAGGTAGCGGCGCACCTGTGGCTCTCCGGCGGCCAGGCCCTCCGTGAAGCCGCGCATGATGAGCTTTCCGTTGCCGCGCAACAGGACCCGGTCCCGTGCGGGCGGTCCCTTCCACTCGGGCAACATGTCCGTCAAGCTGCCCAACTTCTCCTCGACCCACCCCCACCCGATCTCGAACCCGCGAACGAGGCCCTTGATCAGGTTCTTTCCGGCCTCGACCAGCAACCCACCGACGTCCGCGAACAGGTCGAAGATCTTTTCCGGCAGGTCCGCGAGCATGGTCATCAGGTCCACGACCAGCAGTTTCGTGGTCGCGACGATCAGGTCCCAGGTGCCACCGAGGAAGTCCTTCAGGCCGGTCCAGGCGCGCTGCCAGTCGCCGGTGATCAACCCGACGGCCATGTCGATGACGCCTTGGAGGGCGCGGAGCGCGCCGTCGACGATCTCCACCAAGCGCGCGAAGACCGGCATCACGACGCCGTCGACCAGCCACGTCAGGGTGGGCATGAGCTTGTCGACCAGCACGGCCGCCGCCGTGGTCGTGGCCACGGCCATGGACGTCACCGTCTCGGTCGCCCGGACGACCAGCGGCACCCAATCGGTGATCAACTTGAGCAGCGGCGGAAGCAGCAGGTCGACCAACTGCCGCACCGGCGTGATCAGGGGCGCGAGCCCACCGACGACGAGCCCGAGCAGCGCTTGTGTCAGCGGCGCTACCAGCGGGATCAGGGCGATCAAGGTCTCGCCCAGCACATCACCGAGCAACTGTCCGATTTGGACGAGGGCGGTGTGGCGGCCGAGAGCCCGGTGGTCAGCGCCCAGCCCAGCTGGACGATCCCGTCGAGCAGTACCGGCAGCACCGGCAGCAGGGGGCGTAGCGCGGCGTCGAGCAGTTTGCCCAGGGTGGTGACGAGCACGAGGGCCAGCGGCAGCAGGGCCGACAGCGCCGCCAGCAGGTTCCTGCCGAGCAGGTCGGCCACGGGCGTGGCCACGGTGAGCAGCTGCGCGAACAGCGGGGCCAGGACCCGGAGGACCTGCGAGACGAACTGTCCAAAAAGGATGATCAGTGGGGCCAGGCTCTGCGCCATCCCGACCAGGTCGGGGGTCAGGCTGGTGATCCCGGAGACCAGGCCGTGCCCGACGACCTCGGCGACGACCTGGCGCAGGGCCGGTGCCAGCGCGTCGACCAGACCGGCGAGCAGCCCCAGGGCTGGCACGAACAGCGAGGCCGCGACCTGGGCGACGGTGGCCAGCAACGGCACCAGCGCCAGCAGGAGTTTCGCGACCGGTTCGAGAGCGGGTGCCATCGACCCGAGCGCCTGGCCGACCACGGGGCCGAGCTGGGCGATCGCGGGCGCGAGGACCCCGGCGAAGAGCTGGCCCAGGACCACGACGAGCGGCGCCGCGCCCACGACTGCGGCGTGCAGACCGCCAAAGACCTGATCGAGCACACCCGCGCCCTGCGCCGAGCGCAGATAATTCGCCATCCCCTCGGACAGCGCCGCCAACGTGCCCAGCAGGCCCGCTCCCTGGGAGTTGGCCGCCGACAGGACCGCGAACAGGGAGGAAGCGAGGTTGCCCAGGATCGTGCCCAGGTCGCCCACCGCGTTGAACCCGTTGTCCAGCCAGGTGTTCAGCTGGCCGGACTCGCGGGCGGCGGAGGTGAACGAGGCCAGCCGGGTGGTGGACTCGCCCACGCGGGTGGCGAAGCCGGGCAGGAAATCGCTGCCCACCACCGAGACGTCGATGAGCGCGGCCACCAGCGGGATGGCCGCCTCGGAGAGCTGGCGCACGGCGGTGGAGGTGTTGCCCAGCACGTGCCGCACGTCCTCGGCGGTGCCCGCCCGCTCGGCGAAGGAGCCGGCCTTGAGCGCGGCGGCGTTGTAGCCGCCCGCGATCGAGGACAGCTCCCGGCGCAGCATCGGCAGGTAGCGCTGCCCGAGCCCATTGACCTGCTGTCCGAGTCCGGCGAACAGGCTCGACTGCACGTCCAGGCGCAGCCCGTCCAGCTCCGGCTTGAGGGCCCGCGCGGCGTCGGCGGTCTCGCGCATCGGCGGCGCGAACCGCTCGATCGCTTTCGCGTACTCCTCGGGACTCTCCGCCTTGAGCGCGTCGCCCAGGCCCTCCACGCCGAGCGTGAGCGTCTTGACCGCGACGGCGGCGGCGGCGATCCCGGCCGCGGGCAGCACCAGCAACGAGCCCGCGGCGGTCCCGGCCGCCGCGCCGAGCCCGCCCACCAGCCCCACCGTCTCGCTCAGCGCGGCGGCCATCGACGTGTACTTCAGGGGCGCGCCGCCGACCGCCGTGGTGTGCGCGGTCAGCGCCCCGGTGGAGCGGGTGACCGCCCGCGAGAGCAGGCCCAGCCCTCGCGCCGACGCGCCCACCGAGCGGTCCAGCGCGGCACGGATGGAGACGCTGTGCCCGGACATCAAGCGCTTGAGCGCGCCGAACTCGGCGCGGGCCGGTGCGGAGTCCAGCTCCGCCAACAGCTTCAGCGCGGCCTTGTCACCCTCGCGGGCCAGCGCGGCCAGTTGCCCGCGCACCAACGCGGTCTGGATCTGCGCGCCCAGCGAGATGTTCGGGGCGCCGCGCTCGGCGTCGTTGATCTGCTCACGGACGTGCCGCCCGAGCCCTTGCAGGCTCGGCAGGATCTTCAGGTAGGCGTGGCCGACGGTCGCCAGGGGGCATCACGCCCCGCGCATCCACACCGCGATCTCGCGCAGCGACCGTGTTTCCGGTTCGGGCTCACCTCCTCCCGGTGTGGGAGGGGTGGCGGTGCCCAGGTCCAGCGGGGAGGCCAGCGCTTCCTCGGGCACGGTGGACCCGAGCGCGCTCGCGATCGTGGCCCACAGCAGCGTCACGCGGCGCTCCAGCGCGGCGAGCAGGAGTTCGGTGCGCGTCCATCCGGTATCGGGGCCGAGCGCGCGCCACACGGCGGCGTCTGCGGGTAGCGCCGCCACGACTGCGCACACCCGTCGGAACGACAGGTTCCCGGTGTAGAGGTCGAGCAGGTCCAAGCCGTACCGCAGCAGGTCGGCCTCCAGAGCGTCGGAGGTGGCGTCGCCCGCGATCAGGCGGGCGACGCAGAACGGTTTCCCCGCCCCAACTCCCGCATGATCGTCTGGGAGAAGTCCTCCGCGTCCCCGGCGGTCCGGGCGAGGTCGCGCCAGGTCAGGTACTGCTGATCGCCCAGGATCAGCCGCAGCGAGTGCAGCATCCGCCCCTCCTCCTCGGCCTCGATCGCGGCCAGCGGGAACTCCGACGCGGAGGGCAGCACGAAGCGCTTGCCGCGCCACATCACCGCCTGCTCGCTGCGGGCGGGCGCGGGCGGGCGGCTGGTGGCCTCGCGGCGCTGGTGACGGCTCAACGGGTCTCCTTGGTGGTGAGGGTGCCGCCGCCGGGCGCGGTGGCCAGCACGGCGGGGTCGTCGGTCAGCCACACCGCCAGGGTGGTGCCGCTGGTGGGGGCGAGCGCGGCGAACGTGAGTCCCCACCTGGCTTCCTGGGTGCGCGACCACTGGGAGTCCTGGGTCTCGGAGACCTCCGCACGCGGCAGGTAGAGGCGGTGGTGGTAGACCTCGGTCGGGGAGATGGCGTCGGTCCAGTCCACGCACAGCGCCCGCTCGTCCCCGCGCGGGACACTGCTGATCTCGGCACGGTAGTTCTTCGCCCCGGCGGAGGTCTCGGCGAACACCAGGCCGCCGAAGTAGACGCCGAGCACGACGCCCTTGGTCTCCTGAAACGTGGAGGCCACGGTGAGTTCCTGGCTGGTGTAGATGTAGCGCGCCGGGCTGAGCTGCTGCCAGTGCTTCACGCCCTCCTTCTCCACCGCGCGGCGCACCGTCACGCCGTCCTCGGTGGACAGGCCCAACCCGATCCACGGCGCGGGAAGGGGGATTCCGGCTTCGGGCGGTTCGGGGGTGCCGGGTGGGGCGAGGCTGATCTCCCCGGTGCCGGGGACGCGGACGAGGGCGGGGCTCAGGGCCAAGCGTGGCCTCCTGGGGGTCGGTGGGCGGGGGTGCGGGCGCGCACCACGGCGGCGGCGGTAGCCAGCGGGCGGGCGGTGTGCGGGTCGATGCCGGACAGCGGTCCGATGACCGGGTCGCCGCCGAGCAGGCCGGGTGCGGGGACGGGGACGCACAGCAGCGCCAGCGCCACGGCGAGCGCGGCCTTGGCCTCGTGCTCGGTGCGGTGCCAGCAGGTCAGCCGGACCACCGCGCGCTGCACGGCGGGCCAGGTCCAGGTGTGGGAGTCCTCGGCCACCAGCAGCCACGGCAGCGAAGGGGGGCCGCCGTCAGGGCCGTCACCCACCCGTGTGGCCACCCGGATGCCCGCCACGGCGGGCTCGGCGCGGGCGGTCAGCAGCGGGCGCAGAGCGCGCACCACCAGATCGGCCACGTCCACCGGGACCGGCAACGCGCCGGTCACGACGCCCCGCCGTCCTCCAGGCCCGCGACCTCCAGCCCTGCGGCCTCCGCACTGCGCTTGAGCAGCCCGTACCGCGCTTCCATGCCCATCCCAGCCGGGTGCGGCACGGCCACGGTGGTGCCCACGCGATCGCGGCCGGGGTCGTCGAAGACCTCGACCGGCAACGACTCGCCGGAGGTGACGCGGCGTGCGGCGCCGCGCGCGGTCGCGGCGACCTGCTCGGCCACCTCGTGCACCGCCGAGGCGAACCCGGCGGAGAGCAGCAGCTCCCGCACACCGTCCGAGTCGACCCGGAAGCCCTCGAACGCACCGGCCACGCGATCACCCCCGCACGTGCTTGAGGCGGGCCTGGTAGGAGGTCAGGCCGAACCGGGGGGTGTACTCGGACAGGCCGTCCACCTCGTAGGTGCGGCCCTTCCACTCGACGTGGTCGTGCTCGGTGAGGTGGTCGAAGGTGACCAGCTCCAGCCGGGAGACGATCGTGCGGCGACCCGGTTCGGCGGACTCGGTGGACCCAACGGGGGTGAGCCGTCCCCAGCCGACGCGGCGGGCGGCGTCGGGGCCGTAGTCGAAGGTCGGGGTGGGGTTGTCGTAGGCGTCGGGGACCGGGACGGGGGTGATGATCACGATGCGGTGGGGAAACCGGATGGCTGCTCCGATCAGGTGGGATGCGTCGGGGACGGTCAAGGCAACCGGATCGGTCGCCGATAGGACGGGAAGACAGCGCCGGTTCCACCCCCTGGACCGGCGCTGTCCGCGTGCACGGGCAGGAACGGACGTAGTCAGCCGGGCCAGATGGAGAACGCGCCGCGCGGCGCGGGCAGCGGCGGGCGCAGCAGCTCCAGTTCGTCCTCGGTGAGGTAGAGGCCGCCGCCGTCGTGCGCGGCCACGCGGCTGTGCGCGCCCACGGTCTCGGAGCGGTTGCCGTCCGGCGGGGCCGCCAGCGCGCGCAGCACGGCAGTGGCGATCACGCCGGGCGCGGTGGCTGGGGGTGGGGCGGGCAGCTCGGGCACGCGGGCGCGCGCGACCGCCGAGGCGTCCGCGATCAATACCGCCGCGCGCGCCCGCTGCTCCTCGGTCAACTCGACCTCGGTGCGGGCCTGGACGTCGGCCACGGTCGCCAACGGGGTGGGCTCGGGCGAGGTCACGGCCGCTCGGGTGCGACGTCCTTGGGCGGGCGGCCACCGGCGGCCCTGACCCCCAGCTCGGAGGGCAGTCCGCGCAGCGCCTCGGCAGTGGTCTTGTCGATCACCTCGGCCTCGCCGTCCACGAAGGTCACCCCCAGGTCGTGGATCAGGAGCTGCTTGTATCGGGTGCTGGTGAACTTCATGGCTTCCCTGTGGGTCGGGGCAGGATGACTGCGCGCAGCACGCATGGGACACTGGAGGTGGGAAGCTATCCTGACCGCAAAAATGGTTATTAGACCAGATCGGGATTGACAACCTCCCCCTCCGAAGAGTAGTGCTCGTTACTTCTGGAGGGCTCGATGTGGGTGTGGATAATCGCGGGTTACGCGGGGATCGTGCTTTTCATCGCTGGTGCCGCCGCGTTCGTGGCGATCTTCCACAGGAATAAGGCGCGACGAGACGATGCCTTCAAGGTGCTGAAGCTCGTTCTGGGCGCGACGGGCGTCGGCGCGGTGGTGATGTTCGCAGTCCGGCTGCACGAGGCGGGCCTGTGGTGACCGGCCGCCTAACCAGTGACCGGGCCGGTGGTCAGGCCGGTGATCTTGCCGTGGGCGATCTCCGGCCCGTACTCCAGGCCGATCTCCCCGTAGATGTGCACGCGGTCCGACGCGCCAGTCTTGGCCAGCGGCTCGGAGAACAAGAAGCCGGAGCCTGGCTTCTCCAGCATCACGGGCGCGCACTGCTCCAGCGACACCACCTGCACCGCGTCGGCGGGCATGTGGCGGTTGAGCATGATGTTGACGCGACCGAAGTCCGTCTCGATGGTCGAGACGCTGACGCCGCCGACGTTGCGCGTCTGCTCCTGGTAGTTCTTCCGGGTGACGAACTCGTCGGTCAGGCGGCGCTTCTGCCACGCCCCGCACATCAGCGTGGCCGTCTCGCTGATCTGGATGCCGCCGTTCTCCCAGACCTTCTGCAACAGGTCGATCACCATCGACTCGGTCAGCGGCGTCGGGGTGGAGTTGGTGATCACGTTGGTGCGGGTGGCCTCCAGGATGCCCCTGGTCTTGCGTACCGTGGAGTTGTCGGTGGGCTCCTGGTACCGGCCGACGAGGAAGGTGGCTTCCACGTCGCGGGCGATCTGCACCAGCGCCTGTTGGGTCTGCCAGTCCATCTCGTTGGCCACGGCGTTGGTGCCGCCGATCGCGGCGGCGTTCGGGTTGGCCGCGCCGGTCCCGGCGAACATGGCCTGCGTGGCCTGGCGGGTGTAGGTCACGCCCACGCTCTCCTGGTGGATCTCCACCACGTTGCGCTCCTGGCCACGGATGCGGCCCTCGGCGGGCGGGGCGTCCGCACCCTCGGCGCGCTGACGGTCGGGGTCCGGCGGACGCAGGTCGTACACGGTCCAGGTGTGGATCACGGCGGTCGCCCGCCGACCGCCGGTCAGACCGCCGATCGCGGACAGGAACGGCGTGTCGCTGGGGGTGAGCGAGAACAACTCGCCCACGAAGTTCGGCGCGTTGTAGGTGTTGGCGATGTCGCGGATACCGGGCAAGAAAGTCCTTACAGGGCAAGGACTTCGACACCGCACAGCGACACAGGGGCGCGGGGTCCGCGCCCCTGGGAGGTGGCGGTGCCGAAGTCGAGGGGGACGGGAAGGTGGCGGGGTCAGCGCCGCGCGCGGGCCTGCTCGGCAAGGCGCTGGTTCTTGAGGCTGATCGCGGAGATCCAGTCGCCTCGCGCCTCGGCCTCGCGGATCTGCTCGGCGACGCCGGAAGGTCCGCCGGAGCGCTGGCCCTGCGAGGGGTCGGGGGCGGGGCGGCGCGGGCCGTCGACGCGGGCCAGGTGCGGGCGCTGGGCGAGCACCGCGCCGAGGTCGGCGGTGATGGCGGCGGTGTCGATCCGGCCGTCCTCGGTGAGGTAGCGGTCCCGCTCGTCCAGGTAGCGCGGCGCATCGGTGGGATCGGCCCACCCTGTGGCGGCGGCGCGGATCTCCGCGTCCACCGCCACCCGCCGCAACGCGACCAACTGCGCCTCGGCGGCCGTGGCCCGCTCCGCCGCGCGCTCGGCGTCGGACTTGTTCGCCGCCTCGATCTCGTCTAGGCGGGCGGCCTTGTCGCGGTGCTCCCGCGCCTTGGCCTCGGCACCGGTCAGCTTCGTGCGGGTCTGCTCATACAGCGCCCGGTAGTCCGGTTCGCTGGGCTGGCCGGTGCCCTCCGGCAGTCGGGTCGAGGTGGGGTCGGTTGGTGGCGGGGTGGCCGGGGGCGGCTGTGCAGGCGTTTCCGGGAGCGGAGGGGTGGCGGTGTCGATCAGGGAAAACCCCTTTCTGCGGTGCGGACAGGGTCCGGCTGTGGGAAGGTCCGCGCATGGGGAAGCAGTCAGGTCGAGCGAGCGTGCTCATGGGGGCGACGCTGCTGGCGACCTCGGCTGGAGCACAGGTCATGGCCGGTATGAATGGTGCGCCCACTGCGTGGCAGGTGTTGTGGTTGGTGGGCACGATGACCACCGGGTGGGGTGGTGCTCTGCTGTCTGGGGGACAAGCGGCTTTTCAAAAAAAGCTCTGACTCAGCCGCGCGCGCGGCTGGGGTTCATCCCCACGCGCGCGGGGATGAACCCCGGCAGCGCACTTCTCCTCATCAGCGCAGGTAGCCGAACCTGCGTAGCTGCCTGGCCAGCTCCTCCCGGTCCCCGTCCACGGCGTCGACGAGTTGGGCAGCGGTCGGTCGGGCGACCTGGCTGCGGCGGTACCGGCCGCCGGACTTGGCCAGCGCGCCGAGCTGACGGCCGACGCCACGCGTGGTGGTGGCCTCGCGGGTGAACTCGTGCCCGCCCGCCACGTATAGCTGACCGGCGCGGCGGGAGTTGACCACGCGGCCGAGGTCGGCCCCGGCCCGGATCGCGGCGGCGTCCCCGCGCCCGAACACCCGCTCCTGTTGGTCGCGGCTCATCGAGTCGAACAGCGCGCGAGGTCCGGCGGCCTGGTGGCGCTGCCCGGCGGTGACCGGCCGCATGGAGCAGTCGCAGCGCGGATGGCGTGGAAATCCTGTGGTGAACCGGTAGACCCGGCCCGCGAGCAGGATGCAACGCCCGCACGCGGGCAGGGTCACCGTCCTGACGTAACCGGTCACGGCGGGCTCGACCACGCAGGCGACGTGCAGCGCCGAGCGCGCGGCGTCGGCGGTCTCGGTGGCCACGTAGGTCAGCAGCCGGGACAACCACATCTGGCGGGCCTCGGTGTCGGGCACGTCGGCGGCCAGCGCGCGCCGGTAGCGGCCGAAGGCGAAGTCCAGCAGCGATTCCAGCATCATGCCGTTGGCGGACAGCCCGGCGAACGCGCTCGCCACCAGCGCGCCCAGCGGCGCGGACAACGCGCGGGCGGCGGCCAGCGCGCCCGCCACGTACAGCGGCGCCAGCGCTGCCGACTGCTGCTGCACCTGCTCCAGCGCCGCCACCGCGCGCGGACGGACCTGGTCGCTCCACGAGTCGACCGCGTCGCGTCCGTCCAGCAGCCGCCAGGCGTCCTGGGCCTGCACGGCGGCGGCGTGCACGAGCTGTTGGCGTGCCTGGTAGTACTCAGCGTCCAGGGTGGCGACGCTGGTCACGGGCGTCACCTCCCGGACGGCGCTTCCCGGAACTGCACCGCCAGCGACCCGACCTGCTCCGACGAGCGGCGCGGAGCGGGCACGAACACCTGCGGCACCTCGTCGGGGTCGGCGGCAGGTGGCTTGGGCGCGAACTCCCCGGCCTGCTCGGCCGGGTCGCCGACTGCGCGGTTGTAGGCCTGGACGTCCTCGGTCTCCATGTCCCGGATCTCCGCGTCGGAGTAGCCCAGCGAGCGCCGGGCCGCACGCCGCGGCAACAGCCGGTCGGCCGAGAACAGCTTGACCGCCGCGTCGGCGCGCTCGGCGATCGTGGGCGTGGACGGGTCGGCCCACATGGTCTCCATGCGCAATGCCTCCTCGGGCACGCGCCCGTCGCGCACCATCAGCACCGTTCGCAGCACCTCGGCCCAGCCGGTGCCGAAGACCCGCTGCCTGCGCTGCGCGCGCTTGATGTGGCGGGACTCCGCCGAGCGGATGCCGTCCGCGCTGGCCGGGTTCTCCGTGGCGTAGCCGAGGTAGTGCGGCGGCAGGCCCGTGATCCCGGCGACCACACGGGCCAGCGCGTTGAGCGTGTTGTGGAAGTTCGACAGGTCGGCCTCGGCGAACTGGCCGACCTGGACCCCGTCGTCCCTGGGGGACTTGGGACTTGCCCACAGGACCCCGGCGACGGCCTCCCACGGGGTGAGCGGATTGCCTTGTGCGTCAACGAAATCGGCTTGATCGAAACCGAGCGCGTACCTTCGCGGCATCGAGTGGTACTCGGCGCTGATCATCATGTCGGTGCAGACCTTGCAGGCCGCGTCGGACAGCGGCAGCACCGACAGCAGCTCGGACCGGCCCAGCCTCGGCGGTGCGCTGCGCCGCCGGGTGCGGGGCCGGTTGACCAGCGGCACCACAGGCACGCGGCCCATTCCGTGCTCGTCGCGGTCGGTCTCGGTCCAGGTGCCGCCGCCGTCCTCGCTGGAGTACCACCGCGTCTCGTGGGGCAGGTAGAGCGTGGCCCAAGACTCGGCGGAGCCGTACTCCCCCTGGTCGGCGGCGTGCTGGCGCTTGAGCGCGGCGCGGACCCGCCGGGTGCGCGGGTCGATGTCCACGTGCACGTCCAGCGGCGACTCCACCGTCACTAGGGGTGCCGCAGCGTCGTCCTCATTGGTGCCGACGATGGCGAACGAGCGGCCCAGCGCGAGTGCGTCGGTGTGGGCCTGCTCGGCGTGCAGGCCGAGTTGGTTGGCCTGCCAGACCTGCCACAGTTCCGCGTCGGCCGCTTGCTGACCGCCGAGACGGAACCCGTTGACGTCCAGTCGTTCCGACAGGCTGTCGACCACGAGTTGCGGCCAGTTGATCACGACCTGTCGCACTCGCCCATCCAGCCGCCGCAGCAGCTCGGGGTGCATGTACGACAGCGACTGCTCGCCCTCGTAGTACGCGTCGAGGGTCTCCAGCTCGGGGAGCTGCGCGTCGTGCGCCCGACTCAACCGGGCTACCCATTCGGTTGAGGTGGGGGCGTGCTTCGTTGTGGCGGCCAGGGGCGACCACCACCCGAAAGGAGGACAAAGTGGCCGTTACATGGACCACGTATTCCGCGATACCTGGATTAACCCGGTCGCAAGCCGCACCTGGAGGGGCGAATGAAACTGATCATGGTGGACGACAGCGAGGAGAAGAACCCTCGTCGTGTCGGCCTCGGGCATCTCGTGGGGGTCGGTGCCGTTGTTTTCCCCGAAGAGGGGGTGGTTTTTTACCGGGATGAGATCCGGAGAATTCGAACCAGATACGGTGTTCCGACGGAGACTGAACTTAAGTGGAGTCCCGACGGTGACAGTTGGTTGAAGTCACCAGCCGGGAGTGCTGTTCGCACCCAGCTTCGGCGTGAAATGCTCCAGCTCGCCCATTACGTCGGGGCGGTCTCCGTGGTAATCGTGTGGAATCGAGGAGACTGTGAATGGTCTGTCGAGGACACGCGAAAGGAGGTACTGAAGTACCTGTACGACAAGGTTTCGCTCTGCGTGCGAGACCTACCAGGCTCTTCGATCGGTCTGGTGATAGCGGACGAGCCGGGAGGCGGGGCTAAGGATCATAAAGCATGGCTGGCTGGCACTCTTCGCCTAACCGAGGCGGGAACTGTTTGGACGAAGCCGGAGCAGATCGCTCTTCCTATCGTGATGGCACCTTCGCATCACGTCTCACATCTTCAGTTGGCAGACCTCGTGGCCGCATCCACTGTGGCAGCCGTTGCGGGAAACCCTTACGCTCTTGAGCTTTTGCCGGACTTGTCGATGATTGCTCACAGGAATAATGCCGGCAGCGTGGGGGGTTCCGGTCTGACGATTTGGCCAAAGGAAAGCGACAATCTCTATCACTATCTTTACGGCGATACGGTGAGGATGCAAAACGGTCGTGGATTTTTGCTGCCCGAACCGTCCTGGCGCTACTCCGTCGACGACGGTCTGAAGTAGATCATCCCAGCACCATCATTCGGTTCGGCTTCTTGGCCTTAGTGCCCCGTAGTGCTAGCCCGGCTAGAGCCATCGACGCCGCAGGCACGGCGTCGATGCGCAGGCCGACTTTGCCGCGTTCCGGCTTGGATGGGCGCAACAGGTCGGGGTCGCCGGGCGGGTGCAGCACCTCGACGTTGTCGAAGCACCACGAGGCGATCGGGTTTCCGTGGTGGGACCAGGTCCGAGCCTTGGTGCGGGCCATGATCTCCGTCATTCCTGGCGTCATGCCCCTGTAGGTCTGCTGGACCGGGTACATCGGCGCGCCCGTGCGCTTCTGGATGCGTTCGCGGGCAGGCTCACCCGACCACTCGTCGTAGCTGATGTCGGCGATGCGCAGCAGAGCGCCGTCCTCGGCGAGGTCGTCGTAGATCGACTCGTAGTCGATCACGTCACCATCGGTGACGCGTAGCCAACCCTGCTCGACCCAGCGGCTGAATTTGCCCTCGTTGCGCTCGTCCAGGAACGCCAGTGCGCCCTCGGGCAACCAGAACCGCCACAGCAGCGAGGGATGCCCGTCGATGCCGTCGGGTACCGCGACACACCAGGCGGTCAGGTCCATCTTGGACGCCAGGTCCAGCCCACCCCAGGCTGGCTTGCGGGCGTGCTGCTCGCGCAGCCAACGGGCGCTGTCGGTCGCGGTGCCCACGCACAGCGCGTACAGGTGCATCGGCATCCAGCGGTGGCTTTGGCCGACCCACTGGTTGCAGCGGAATTGCCGCCATGAGTTCTCCTTGCTGGGGTCGTTCCTGGCCTCCAATGCCTCGTCGCGCAGGCTCTGAACGCTCAGAAAGTCGCCGAGCGCCGGGTTGGCCAGGTGCCACAGCGACTCGTCGAACGGGTCGGCGTCCCGCGAGAGCGCCCGGATGTAGACGAAGCGGTGCGGTGCCCGCGCTGGGTCCGCCTGGATTTTCAGGCACTCGTCGTGCTCAGCCTTGGCGAACGCGCTGCCGGTATCGCCTGCGGTGGTCGCGGCGACCATCAGCGGTTCGGCGCGAGTGCCCATGCCGGTACGCAGCGCGTCCCACAGCCGACCGTCGGGCTGGGTCAGCACCTCGTCGAAGATCACGCCGCTGGGGTTATGGCCGAGGTTGCCGGTGGCGTCAGCGGCAATGACCTCGTAGAACGAACTTGTCTTCTCGTCCACGATCCTCTTGACGTGGTCTTTGACCACTAGCCGCTTGGACAGCACAGGGCTCAGGGCAACCATTCTGGCCTCGACGTCGAAGACCTTGGCGGCCTGGGCGCGGTCCTTGGCCGCGCCGTAGATCTCCGCGCCCTCGACGCCGTCTCCGACGAGCAGGTACAGCGCGACAAACGCCAGCAGCTCGGACTTGCCGTTCTTGCGGGCGATCTCGATCCACGCGATCCGGTACCGGCGGACGTAGTGGGCGGCCTCGTCGTCCCAGCGGACCTCGCCGAACAACGGCCTGACGATCTCCTCCCGCTGCCACTCGGCGAGGATGAACGGCCGCCGGGCCCAGCGGTCCTTGGTGTGGACGCAGATTTCCTCGGCGAACGCCTGCGCGTGGTCGGCGCGCGGCACGCACAGGTGGCTGCCGCGCTTGCGGCAGGTGCGGCCGTCGAAGGTGCGCCCGCACACCGGCCGCGCCCCGCTGGTGGGGGTCTTCGCGGGGTTTCGGGGCGTAGCGGTGCCGGTGCGCGGGCGGGCCTGGGGGGTGGCGTGGGTCTTAGCTGAGGAGGCGGCCCGGCCCGCCCCGTTGGTTCTGGTCGCCGCCCACCTCCACCTTGATGGACTGGCGGTCGGACGGGGTCAGGCCGAAGCGGGCGGCGTACTGGAGGAAGACGCGCTCCGCCTCGGCCTGCACCTGGAGCGCGGGATTCCGCATCAACCCACTGCCGCCCTGCACCAGCAGCGCCGAGCCGTTCACCAGCGCGGTCGCCGAGCGGTAGCGGGCCAGCGCCTCGCACAGGATCAGGAACGCGTCCAGGTCCCAGGCGGTCAACACCCCGCGCTGCTCCAGCCCCGGCGCGAGCCGGTCCCAGATCGCGCGGGCGGCGTCCGAGGCCCAGTCCGGGCAGGTGATCTCCTGCGCGGGCGGCACCGGCTCGGAGTGGTTGATCCGGTCGGCGCGGTCGCCGTGCAGCACGCGCAGGCTGGTCGGCTTGGCCGCAGGGCCGCGTTTGCCCATAGGAGAATCACCACCACCGAGGGGGTCAGGTGCCGCTGCTGCGGCCTCGGGACGGGCTTGCGGCCCGGCGGGTCAGGGTGCGGCGCACGCCTGCGGCCATGCGGGCGAGGCGGTTTCGCATGATGATCACTTCTCCTCTCCGGTGTCGGGGGCGGGCATCGCGACGCCGAGCGCGGCGGCGAAGGCCAAGCCGTCGAGGTACTTGTCGCCGAGGTGGAACAGCCGCGCGGCCTTGAGGAAGCGGTCCTTCTCCTCGCGGGACTTGAAGCACAGGGCGAACCAGAACTCGCTGTCGGTGGCCAGGCGGAACCGCTCGTCCTCGCGGGCGGTGCGCTCGCGGAAGCCGCGGGCGAGGGCGTCCAGCTCCGCGGTCGAGTCGGTGGCCAGGTCGCCGGTGTACTCGACGTCGCCGAACGGGTCGGGCTCGGGTTCGGCGTTGAGCTGGGCGAGCAGGTCGGCCTGCGAGGTCGGCCCGCCGACGGCGGCGGTGGCCTGGAGCTGGGCGAGCAGGTCGCCGTTGGGGTCAGCGGGCGAGGTCACGGCGGAACACCTCCAGGTCGGCGAGCGGGAACCACCGCAAAATCTGCTCGTAGTCGTCGGGGGCGTGGCGCCGCACCGGGTCGAGGAACCGGAAGTCCAGCCCGTCGAAGCTGCGGCCGAACCACTCGTACTCCGGGGGCAGGGGGCAGTGGTGCCGCGCCAGGGCGGCGCGCACGTCGGCGATGCGCCAGTCCCAGACGATGCTGACCTTGCGCAGGTGCTCGCGCTGCGGGCCGTGGGTGACCATCGCCATCCGGCGGTTCGGGCTGTCGGCGGCGCGCACGCCGTCGGCGTTCCACGCCTCGGGCAGGCCGAGATCGGCGCGGATGAGGTCGGACAGCTCCTCGTAGGTGGGTTCGGGCAGTTGGGCGGCCTCGATGACGGCGGCGCGTTCGGGCGGCTGGAACAGCAGGGCGTTGAGCCAGCGGAACAGCGAGGGGTGCGGCAGATTCAGGATCGGCGTGCCGAAGAAGTCCTCGTAGAACTTCAGCGAGTCGTCCACGAACCTCATGCCCGGCACGAGGTACAGGTGGTAGGGCACCACCTCGATCCCGGCCTCGCGCATCGCCAGCCAGGAGGCCAGGCTGTCCTTGCCCCGGCTGAACCCGAGCAGAACCGGTTTCCCCTCGGCGGCCAGCTCGGCGCGGATCTGCTCGGACGGGGTGATCCCGTCGATGGTGATCGGTACGGCGCACCTCCGGTGCTCGTGATGCGTGGCGCATCGGTGATGCGCGGTGCATCACCGGACGCGGTGGTTCAGGGCGCGCTCTCGCGGGCCAGCATCCGGCTGACCGTGGACTGGGCGACCTGCGCGTGCGCGGCGATCTGGTGCTGCGGCGCGCCCAGCTCGAACGCTTGGCGCACAAGGCTTTCGTGCTCGTGCCCCCAGGCGGCGGCCTGGTCGGCGGCCAGCTCCAGGCGCTCCAGCACGGCGGCCAGCTCCCGCCCCTGTTCGCTGTCCGGGTGGACCGGTCGGCGGACGTGGGTGCGGCGCTGCCGGAAACCTGACCGGCCGGAATCGGGCCTCAATGGCTTGTGCCCTCCCAACGGCCTGAGGGGTCACCCCCCTGGGGTGCTCTCGCGCCCGAGGCGGCCGGTCACGGGGTGTTCCAGCCTCCTCGGGTGCGGGGGTCCCTGGCGGTGGTCCGGGCGTGGCACGGCCCGCACAGCCCTCGGCCCCGGTCGGGGTCATCGGGGTCCAGTCCTGCGGCCACCAGTTCCCGGCGGGTGAGCGGCCAGTGGTCGGCCACGGTGGAAGGGGCGGAGCACCCGGTGCCGGGATGGTCGGGACAGTCGGTGAGGTCGCAGCGGCACACCCGGTCACCGGGCCGGGCCAGCACTCCCGGTCGGAAGCGTGAGCGGTGTCCGGCGGTGTAGCCGCGCTGCGCGCTGGTGCCGTGCGCCAGGCGGGCACGGCGGCGGCAGTGCGGGCACATCCCCCGCCCGCCGCTGGTGGTGTTCGGACAGCCGGGGCGGGAGCAGGTGCGGAGCGGGCGGGAAGGCACGGGCGAACCCCCTTGCGCCGAGCACGGGACTGCCCCCGGCGGGTGCCGGGGGCAGTCGGGGGGTGGGTCCGGTCAGAGTCCCTGGGTGATCAGGTCCCAGGCAATCTGGGTGGTGTTCAAGGCTTCCTGCTTCGGGAACAGGGTTGAGGTGGCCCGGACCCGGCGGGCATCGGCGGTCGGCTTGACCACCTTCACATGCTGGGCATGGAAGAGCACGGCCATCAAGGCGGTCCAGCGGGACCCCTTGCACTCCGGCATCAGGGTCTCACCCTTGACCCAGGCGGACATGTACTGCTTGCGGTCCTCATACTGCTGGTGCTGCAAGGCGGAGTGGGTCGGCATGGCCTTGTCCTTGAGCACCGTGTCCGCGAACTCCAGTGCCTCCTTGACGGACATCTTCTTGCGGAGCAGCCGGGTAGCGGTCTCCTCCATCTGTTCGGCCATCCGGGTGAGAAGGTCCAGGCCCTCACTGGCCTCGGTGATGCGGGCATCCTTGTTGTCCTCCGGGGACAGCTCCACCCGGCCCGGAAGCCCCGGCAACACCACCGGCAAGACGGTCTGGGTGGTGTTGTGCATCGGCATCACCCGGAGCACGGAACCACGGCCCGGCACCAGGCTGTTGACCAGAACGGCCCTCATGTCCAGGGTGTCGGTCTTGCCCACGGACACCAGGTCGGGCACCCGCACGGAGACGAACGCCCCGGCCCCCTCCCACAACGGCCCGGCCTGGGCGGGCTTGGCACCCGGCATGTTCTTCAGGATGTCGGCAAGGACTTCGGCCCGGACCTCAATGGCCACCGGGTTGACCTCACGGGTGGTGTGCCCCAGGTGCCGGAACCCATACGGGGCTTCCGGGTCCACCCTGACCAGCCCCCACACCCCCGGTGCCTCCACCAGCACGGTGGTGTGGTCCAGCTCCACAAGCTTGCTCCCGGTCTCGGACGGAACCTCCTCCAACATCAGGCACCCGGTGCTGTGGGGCTTGCCAACCGGCTTGGCACATTCGGTGCACTTGCCAGAGGGCACAAGGTTGGCCATCGGCTGACGGGTGACGGACCACCCGGACACCCCGGCCTTCCTCATGAGTTCGGCCACGGTCCGGCTGCTGTTGTTGGCGGTGCCGAGCTCCCTCCAGGCATCCAC